CATGAGCAAATCAGGCGAGAGGCTGTTAGCGCAGTCTCTTGCCACCCATCTTCACGAAGCCCAGCCATAGTGCTGGGTTTTCTTTTTTGTAAAGCGCATAGCACCGTAGCCACAGCGGATAAGGTGAGGGTTTTGTCTGTCTGGTATTTGGTGGGATGCGCTTTCAGAAAGGTCGTGCAATAAAAAGGCCGCCTAAGCGACCTACTTGTAAAATCTTCTGTTTAGCGTGGCTTCAAGATGGCTTTTCTCTAACTGATTTCTCAGCATCACACATCTTTCAGCGGCCTCAGCTTGCTCCTTTGGTATTTCTGTTTTCTTTTGCGGTCTGCTCCATCTCCACATTAGAAAGAGAAATATCAACATAGCTAGTGCCTGAACCACATGAGCGATGATTCTTATCACATGCTGCATATCACTCATAACAACCTCGTCTAGTTGCTCGTCAATATTCGCTATGGCAGGCAGTGACGATACTGCTTTTCGACTGGCCGGTCTAGCCATAGCTGAAGGGGACCGGTTACGTTTATCCGGCGTCTTTCGACCGATTGCCTGAGGTAGCAGGTAGGGTTGGAGTGAAGGTTGATAATTTTAATATCATCGGCAACCTACAACACCATGGAATTAGAAGGCGCGGATCTTCCTTAGTATAACCTAGCTCTTTTCCACAAACACTGCATCGATATAGCTTCATATATACATGTCTGCTATTAGAGACATTCTGGAGATTTAATCCTTTTGTAGATTAAACCATTCCAAAGCTCTTCCGTGATGCTCAATTAGCTCTTCATGGTTTTTTAATTGCTCAGGTTCTTTCCCAAGGTATCCTGCTGCGATAGCAGACCAGATGTAATCACACATCTCTTTCTCTTGTTCTGGACTCATGGCTTTCCCCATAAAAAAGCCCCAAGGCGTGAACCTCAGGGCTTGTTTGTTTGGCTGCTCTGTTCGCTTTTGCTCCGAGCATACACAAAATGTACTACTTCCATTTCGCGATGGCAAGTTATTTAGGATAATTTACCTAAATATTATGCTGCCTGTGGAAATTCCTTCTCAATTTCGCGCCTCATCGCATAAAAGATTTCCGAATCGAGCACATTCTCGCACCAAACCACCCTGCGCCTGCATGACTGGATATCAACTCCAGTTACTGCATTCATCAGCTTGGCGATATCTTGCGTGCAATTGCGATTGCAATATCGCTTAATAGCTACATCGCGGACGGGGCTTTCACGGTGAAACGTCTTGACCATCACACGCTCAACGAAAGCAGCATCATCGGATTCTTTGGCGAGAGCGATGATGTTGCTGAACGATGATTGAGGGATTACCAGTTCGCGAGCTTTCTGATATAGCGCATCTCCACGCAGTCCATCTTCTTCGTACAGGCGCATGACGACAGACTCTATCTGTTTAGCCTTGTCATCACTCCACTGGCTACGAATCATCAGGCGACCGATGACATTGATTGCACCACCAGGGGAATCATCACCGGCGTTCACCTTACCCCATACCTGTAGCATGTAGTGAACCCATGCTTTCTGGCGGGAATTGATGGTTTTCTTCGGGTGCTTCCACACTCGGCGGAAATGAGCATCGTCGATGAAGTTAACCATGCCGAATATCGGAGTATGTCTCATTCGTCAATTCCCCATTCCTTCCACGCCGCTTTCGTTCTGGCTTTAATCCGAAGGCATGACCTATGCGCCCTAATCGCTTTTTTTGCTGAGTAATTTGCATAGCACCAAAGGATTCTGAATGCAGCGCATACCCATACGAAACCAAAAAGCATTGAGCAAACCAGGCCAATAAATGCCAGTAGATAAATTGTCATATCAGAAGGAGTCATCTACGCAGCCTCCGGACCGTCTGGCTTATTGAGCCCTAAGCGATTTACCAGCTCACGGCGATGATGGAGCAGAATCACCATTGCCTTCTCAGCATCAGCAATTTTCTCATCGATTGATTTAAGCTCCTGCTCATCTGCGTGACGCTGCCATTTGACTTGTTGGATGTTAGTTACAGTGCTCATACCGGTTCTCCTACCATGCTATCTAACTGGCGACGCATCATCTTCAGTGCTCCGTCCGGGAATGGCTGACGGGCTAAACCTGCGAAGATGGCGCGGATTTTATTGTCGCGGATACGCTTGAGTAACTCGGTTACTGTTGCGCGGATGGTTGCGTTTACTTTTCGGTCTTCGAGTTGTGCGAATCGAACGGATAACTCCACTGTGATCAGAGCATCCAGATACTCTTCACAGACCTCTCTGCTTACGTCAGTCATGCGGCCTCCAGTAGTTCGGTAATCATTGGCAAGCTCCCGCACGTCTCAGTTACTAACAGCACAAGCATTCCACCTTTAATCGCCTGACAGCGCTTGATGCGCATATCGTCTATCTGGCCGTCATCCAGCCAGAAGCCCGCACTGGTGAGTGCGTCAAAAACGGCTTTGGGCAGATTGTCCAAATCTCGTTTGCGGTTATCAGGAGGTGCTGCGTGGATGGTGATTCTGATGCGAGGTGTGATTTTGATGTCTAACTGTTGTTGCTGGATTATTTCGATTACTTCTTTTCTGTATCTCTTTCCCCAGTCGCTGATGTAGTGGATGCCTCGTGAGTGTCGCCAGTACCGATTATTGGATGGCGGCCAGGGTAGTTTTAGTAGATATTGCGTCATGTCTTTATCTTCCCCTCCTTGCGCAGAATGTCCTGAGTACGCATCACGCCTTCCAGGTGGTAAATCTTTGCGAATTCATGGTCGATGTTATGCGTTCTGCGGTCTATCTCGTCGTGGCAACTACTGCATGCCCAAGCTCCGAGAAGATCATCTGGCTTGATTCCTGTTCCGCATAATCCTGCCATTCGGTAATGAGCCAGAACTGTGGTTTCAGGGTTGTGATTGCAGACACCGTAGATACGCACCTGACATTCCCTACCTCGCGCTTCTTTACGAAGGTTTGCCATCTTCTTCCTCCGTCATTGAGTTATTCAGATCACGATAAATCAGCCACCCATCCACGCATTCAGAACATGCGTATGTTTCCCCTGGCGTTAGTTCTTTCGTGCAGCCTGCGCACAATGTTCGACGTATGCTCTGCTGCTCGTAGGATTGGGCTTCTGAGGTTGTAAGCATTAATGCAACCTCGCTGTTTGCTCTGCCGGCTCAATAGAAATTACCAGGTCTTTATCACCTAATTGCCAAATGACACCCTGCTCTTCTTCGTCCTCTGTCATTGCCTCAACATAAGCCATCAGGTATTTCATCATGATGTTTATGCCATCGACTCCTTCGCTTTCTGCATCCTCCATGAGGTCAGAGAAACGCTCGATGTAGTCTTCTTCTGCGCTCATAGCTAACTCCAGATTCGTTGATGATACTGACTCCTACCCTTTGGCTCGCTGGCGTACTCGGGAAGCAATGCAGAAACCACCCAATACTTAGGGTCTGCGCTTAGGGTTTTTTGAGTTTTTACGTTGCGGGATTGGTAGGCGGTGATTAACTGAGTTGCTTCTTCGTTTGTGAGGTCGTGATGGTGAAACCAGGTCAGCTTCATATCATGCCGCATCTCCGAATCGTTTACTGAACTCCAGTTCGCGGCGAGACTCATCACTCCACTTAACGTTTCGCTCTGAACCAAACCAGAACATGATTTCGATAAGTTCTGTCATGCTGGCCTTTCGCATCTTGCTGGTTCGCACGCCGAACATAACCACCCCGCCATCAATGCCCGGCGCGCTTCGCTGATTCTGCTTTTTCGTCTTCAGCCATAGCGCGGTGAAGATGTCTTTCCAGTCTGCCTCGTCGTAGCGATTTCCATGCCAGAGCACCTGCTGAGAAACGTCATGCAGCATCGGCCACAAACGGTCGTTCTGCGCTTTGGTTCTCTTTGGCTCTTTGATGTGGACTTCGTGTGGTGACTTTTCGTCGAGGGGTATCGCGAGGATGGCGTTTATGGCTGACTGCTGTTGCTGCTTACTTCGAAGGAAGATTGTCTGTTTCATGGCGAATCCTCATGATGCCAATTTTCATTGTTACCCACATGATTGTCAGCACGAGCAATGTTGAAGTGCATTTCTTATCCGGCAGTACGTCAGGCACATATCCAAAGTGAATGAAATTAACCACCTTGCTGTCGTTCTTTCTTGTCGTATGCCAAAGCTCTGTCGATACTCCAAACCCAAGAGTAAGGCGACCGATAAGCCAGTATTTGTCAAAGGTCATACTTACTCCTTCACTTTGATTCCAGCGGCGCGGGTGGCATTTGTTACGTGATACAGGCACAGGTTAAAGCTGCCTTCATGCGATGTTTCACACTCAAGCCTTTTGTCATCTTTGGTTGCGCCCGATGGCAACTCAATCTCGATAGCTGCGCGAGATGCCTGCCATGCTTCCCATTTATTTTCGGTTGCAAGATGGCTGTATACACCACTCTCACGCCTGTCTAGCATTACGCCCCTATGCAAATCTGAATTTGTCGTACTCGCAATCCACGATTCGAAAGCCTTTCTTGATTCGTCCATATTCCTCTCCATCACATTGTCATCAAGGCGTAACCAAAAAAACCAGACAGCGCCATGAAAATTACGTTCATCCTGATTACTTTACTGATGCCAATCGATTTGAATTCGTTACTCCAAAGCACAAAACTCATCAGTGCCAGAGAGCCGTTAGTTATTACGAATCCGGCTACTATGCTCATCAATACTGCGTTAATCATCATTCCTCTCCATCAGCGTGCTGGGGTGTTAAATAAAGGGATTTGTTGCCATTGCTGAGGCCATGAGGATAGTCCCCGCTGCCATAAGCCCGGCTTCCATAGTTCCCCACTCGATGCCTCCAGCCAGTGAAACGAAAAGACCTGCAATACTGACGCCGACAAATATTGCGATTCTTATCGCCATCTTTTTATTTATCACGTCCTTACCTCTCTCAATGCCTTGTTGAATAAATCAGTTAAAGGGTTAGCGCAGCCGAAGTTAAACACCGGCTTCTTGCTGTATACCCACGCGTTCTTGTGACACCAGTCCCGATGCAGCTCACCGTTTTCATGAAGGTGCTTGAGCATCTTCGTGACGAGGCGCTTGTCGATTCCGGTTGCAGTTGATATTTCAACTGCCATTCCGGTTTCGTGCTCATCCAGATAGCGCATGACAGCTTCGGTGCGCTTGTGATGCAGTGACGCCAGCCGGTAATACTTCACGCTGTTACTAATGCGCTCAATCTCTACCTGGCCATCTGTAACGAGGTCACGAATTAAGAGGTTGATGTGTGATTTGTGGCATCCGAAGAGTTTTGCTAACTGTGCTGCTGAGGCGGGAATGTTTGTTTCAAGGTGGTTGAGTATTTTGTCTCGTGTGTTCATACATCGGCTCCTGAATATCGTCGCCCCTTCTGTTGAGGCTGGCTGGCAGCTGTGCATTTCGCTCTGGCCTCATTCTGGTCGCAACCAACAAAGTGACCATTTCTGAATCCCTGATACACAGTACCCAAGGAGCCAAAACGGTTTTTCGTCACGATGATTTCAGCATAAGGTGCGGCCGGGCTGTTTTCGTCATACACAGCCTCGCGATACAGCATGATGATTGAGTCTGCATCCTGTTCGATACTGCCTGAGTCGCGCAGGTCTGCGTTGGTTGGACGTTTGTTAGGGCGCTTCTCGACTTCACGAGACAACTGGCTAAGTGATACGACGGGGGTTTTAAGCTCCTTAGCCATAGCCTTCAGGCTTCCTGAGATATGAGCAATAGCCAGGTCGTTTCGTTCTGCTTTCGGCTTCTGAATGAGGCCAAGGTAGTCAGCCATGATGAGTGAGAGGTGGGGATTCTCCTGCTTGAGGCGTTCTGCGATTGACCTGATTTCCTCAACTGAAAGGCGACATGCATCGACTACCCACACGTCTAGCCCGGCAAGGCGCTTCATTCCTTCCGCTACCCTTCCCCATGCTTCGTCGTTCATGCGAGTTGGGTTTCTCAGTGAGCTGACCGACATCATCCCGGCCCCGGCAATGCTTCGCTCGGCAATCTGCAACGCACTCATCTCCATCGAGAAAATCAGCACTCCGCGTTTTTGCTCTGAGTTTGGCAACGTCCTGCTTGCTACGCTTTCTGCCAGCTTAAGAGAGAACTCCGTTTTACCCATGCCTGGACGGGCTGCAACGATGATCAGGTCTTCTGCGTTGATGCCACCAAGGATTGCATCAAGCTCGTCGATACCGGTCTTCAGGTTGTCTGACTCCTCACCGTTGCGCAGGCGCTTATCAAGCGTTTCTGTGTAGTTGGTGATGATATCGCCAAGGTGAACAGGTTTAATCTCGTCACGCGGCTTCCTGATGGCTGACAGACGCTTTACCAGTTCGTCCATAGCCTGACCTGAAGTGTCGATAGTTCCATTCTCGATGGGGTCACGCATTTCGCTAATCAGATTCAGCACCAGGCGGCGATGGTAGTTATCAGCAACCATGCTGGCATAGCCTTTCAGGTTGGCAGCGCTTGGGCATGACCTGGCAGTCATCATCACATCGGTAGCATGCTCATCACCGCATTCCTCAGCGACCATCAGAGCGTCAATCAGGTTACGGTTACGCGCTTGCTTGCAGATCACCTCAAAGGCTTTCCGGTACAGCGGAATGGAGAATGCTTCCGGTTCCAGAGTTGCCAGAACGTCTCCGGCTGCAGGCGTTAATCCACCCAGGAGTAGTCCGCCGATAACGCTGGCCTCGATATCCTGTCTCATAGTGTTCCCTCACGAATTGCGGTTAATACTTTCGGCTGCAGCAGGTAATCAAACGTCGCCACCCAGCCGCGATCGTTATCGCCAAAGTGGAATGGCCTTGCAGCGGTCATGAACGCTTTCACGTATGCCCGGTAGCCGTCGATGTTTTTGGTGGCGAGAGAGTTAATCAGCTTCTTGAGTTTGCGTTGACGCTCCGCATTGGCTTCTACAGCGTGAGGCAATCTGTCACCCACGATTTCGTTGTAGGCTTCGAGATACTCGTTGTAGTTGATGCGAACAGTCTTTCTTCTTGCAGGTTTAACCGGTTCGCGGTCATCGCAAGATGACTGTATGTTTTCTTTTCTTTCTTTCTTTTGAATATTGTCTTTTGTGTTTGACCGATTCGGTAAAGACCCTTTTACCGATTTGGTAAAGGTTAGTTTTACTGATTCGGTAAATGTTTTACCGATTCGGTTAACCTTCGTTTTCCACTCAGAAATATTCTTGTTCATTCCAACCTGACGCCCTTCCTGAATGAGGACTCCCATTCTGATAAGCTCGTTTTTAGCTGTAGAACATTTGGTGGCGGCCATGCCAGTTAACTCAGAAAACTGTTCGTTTCCGATCCAATCCATTTTTTTGTTGTAACCGTATGTCTTTCTCCATACAGCCATAACAATCAGTAGTTGATGTTGGGTTAGCCCGGAGAGCATGACAGCCTCCAGCAGTGTGTTTGCAGTCCGGGTGTAACCATCGTCGAGTTCTGCCACACGATGCTCCACAACCTCGCCGGGAGGTTTGCGATAGTCTTCAAGTCTAGCGACGCCCATTCTTCACTCCTGCTTTGGCTAGTCTGTAAACGCCAATAAGACGCTCTGCGAACGCCCGGTTATTGGCAGCTGTATTCACTAATCCTTCAGGTGAATCAGGGTGTCGAATTTCTTCTTTTTCCTGGTACTTTTTACGCTTTCGCATTAAAATATCTCCTGTAGCTAGTGTTGACGTAACACAGTGACTTAAGCCCTAAACGAGTTACCGCTCGTTTGGGGTTTTTCTTTTGTAAGAATCGATGCCACCTGCTGAGCAAGTCTAGCCATCTCATCATCAACGACTCCCCATTCCAGCACTGCCAGAAGCATTGAGAACTTGGGGATCCAGTCTCGTTTCCACCGGCTAATCTGTGCCTTATCGACACCTACAGCTGCTGCTGTTTTCTCTGTGCCAATCATTGCAATCTTGTTGAGCAAGGCGCTTTCAATGCGAAGAGCCTCGTTGCGTTTGTTTGCGTGTTCCATTTGTAATACTTCCTTTAGTTAATAAGTGTTTACGCATCGTTTGATGCGATTTGAAGTTTGAGGCTCGCTTTTCAGCGACGTAGGGCGAGTGCCCATTGTGGGGGTGTTACTTAAGCTGCTTTGTAAAGCTGTGGGAAAAGTTCTTCCAGGCTAAGGCCGGTAACTTTCACCCAAATATGCGCGGACTGTAGAGGCAGCGTGCCACCGCGCTTTTTCAACAGGCTGATTGCCTGCGGGGTTACACCTACTCGTTCTGCTAACTCTTTCTGACTGCATCCGGCAGCTGAGAGGGCTTTATCGAGAGGAGTAACACGATGCTGTTTACTCATGTTGATCTCCTTTATCAGCAATCAACACTAGGTTAATACATTTGAGGATTTAAATCAACATAGTGATGATTGATTAAATCAACGCATTGTTTACCATTGGCATATGAACAAAATATATCCTTCCCTGGCTGACCGCCTGCGCTACCTGATGCGCGAAGAACGACTGAAGCAAAAGGATCTGGCAGAAATGCTGGAGACTTCCCCGCAGACAATTAACAACTGGCTTAAACGAAATTCGATGAGTCGTGACTCAGCTCAAAGTCTTAGTGAAAGTACGGGTTATTCACTCGACTGGCTGTTAAACGGATCTGGACAACCGAAACTTGAGGGTAGTAACTTTGTCGAATCGCGCCTGAAACTCACGGAGTGGGATGATGAGCTTCGTGATAGCGGCGATTTCGTGGAGGTACCTCTCTTGAGTGTAAGATTGTCCGCAGGAGGAGGAGCATATGAGGTCGATGAGGATGAGGTTTACGCTTTACCTTTCCGTACCAATACGCTTAGAAGATTAGGAATAAAAGTTGATGATGCGAGAGTTGTCACGGTAGTAGGTGACAGCATGGAACCTAAACTTTCAGATGGTGATAAAGTCGCAATAAACTTAGCAGACCGGCATATCAGAGATGGCAAGATGTACGCCATCAGAATGGGTGAAATCCAGCGCGTAAAGACATTAATTTCAAGGCCGGACGGTGGAATCATAGTGCGGTCATACAACCAGGCATACAAAGACGAACTAATAACGAAAGAGCAGCTGGCCAACGAAGACATGGTTGTCATAGGCCGAGTTTGGTGGATTTCTTCACTCGTTTAATATACATAGCTTAAACAAACCCCGCTCAGGCGGGGTTTTTTGTTGTCTAAAATCCCAAAACGCATTTCTTGCTAAAAATAAATCATCATATAAATCAACGATAAATCCTCAAAATCAACATAAATCCATAAAATAAATACACACAGTGTTGACTTATAAATCAACATGGCGTTAAATTAAGCCATCAACACGGAGAACTACTCACCAGGACGGTGAACATACAACGATTCAGAGATGAATCTACGAGGCTGAAAAGCCTAACAACCAAAGTGAACTTTGGGATGTGGTGAAGCTTAACGGCGAGCTAGGGAATAGTTTTGCGGTGAAGATTCTAGATAACTAACCACAAGACGCGCGTAACCCAATCGGCAGCGCACCGATGGAAGATGGTTCGACTCCATCCACCACATCACCAAAGTTCATCAGGAGGTCACTATGACACGCAGAACAGCTTTCAATGGCTCAGCATCAGGTCGTCGTCGTGAGCGTCGTGCAGCGCTCCAGAATGAGATTACGGCAAGCTCAGAAGTAATGCACCGCCCTACTCTCAGTCGGGCGCAGATTCAGGCCAAAGGCACTCACGAAACACCTAAGCGCATTGAAGATGCTAAGCCGATCAAGTTCATGGTCCAGGATGCGTTCTGGCAGCTGGAAGAGTACAAACGCAACCTTGAGCGTGCTGCGATTGTGTATGCGAATGAGTTTGGTCTTAAGCAGGACGTGAGTGGCTCGGTATGTCTGCCAGATGTGGCGATGTTTGCCGCTGGCCATCGTAAAAGCAAACAGGTTACAGCGAGGTAATTATGGGAAAAGTTTTGGCTCCGAATTACAAGGTTTGTTATCGCACCGCTAATCAGGTTAGCAGGGTGACAAACGAACTGGCAGGAAGCTTCATGTACTTTGCTGAAGCTCAGGACGCACTGGACACTGGTTTGTTTTGCCAGAAGGTTCTGATACCAGTGTGGGATCTGTCAATTGAGGATCGTTGCGACTTCCTGGGAAAACGATTTGCGATGGTGAAGAAAGAGAATCTTTCACCTTCTGATTACTCACTGGCCGCATAGTCGGCCTTCTTTTGGCAGCAAGACACAGAGGTGGATATGAAAAGCGCTTATCCAATGAAAAAGATTGGTCAGATTTACGAATGCCCACTTGATGGCACTCTTCTTGAGGTCACTTACGCATGGAAAGATGGCAGCTCAATGATGAGGCACTTAAATGGAATTCGATCTGGTATGGAAGACTGCATTAACGGACAAAGCATCTTCAAATTAGTGAAAGATGTCGAATAGGTCGCTTAGGCTGACATTTTTATGAGGGTTAGGTGATGGGGAACGTTAAAACATACAAAGTCGATTATGACTGGAAAGCAGAGTTAACGGTAGAGATTGACCATGACATTGTTACCGACAAAGAGCTTCGCGAGATAAACGAATTCTGGAGCAACCATGAATATCGAGAAGGTAAGTACGGGCTGCTTAATGCGGTACTGATTATGTTGGCTCGGCACGTAATGCCAATTGCATATGAGCAAGGGTTCAACGCTTATGGTGTTCGCGCCATGTTCGATTGGGATAAGGGCGCAGGTCAGGAAGGTTGGCCTCCGATGGATGGCTCGCAGGGAATCAAGATAACGTCAGTCGATGTGGATGGCGTATTTGATGAAGATGATTTCACAGTCAAGGCTGCATAGCAGCTGATAGCTAATTCTCTGAGTTAGCTATTGGGTGTAATACCGCACCGTACTATCGGAGACGATTCGATAGTGTCTGATAGATGGAAAAATCCCTTGTTGTCTGATTTGCCCCGCTAGTCGGGGCTTCTTTTTGCCTGGAGGAAATATGCAAGACACTTATCAAGCTGTGTTCGATGCGATTCGCAATGAAAATATCGGCCATTACTTTGCAATGGTGAAAGAGGATATTCGAATCATTTTTAGTGAGTACGCAACACCTGCCGCCATATATCGACCAACCTTATCTCAGGATGGTAATGCGTGGCTGGCAATTTACGGAGACCTGCCAACAGGTGTTGTTGGAACTGGAAGAAGCCCAGAAGAAGCAATGCAGGCCTTCAATAAAGAGTGGTTCAAATCAGCCGCCTGAGTGCGGCTTTTCCATCCCTGCATATCAGTGCGCTCAACGAACGCAGCGCTATGCAATCACATACAACATAAGGAATCCCACGATGACATTTGCTATCGCGGGCGGTGCCGTCGTGGCCCGCTCATTCGACCCTATCTTATCCGTCCAGCATTCACGTCAGAACATCATTACCGGCGCGGACTTCAAGCAACCTCGCGTTAAGAGCTTGCTGGAGCGTCTGGTTGAGTTTCTTAATCAGAAGGTGCAGCCATGAACAGTAAAAAGATCATCGAGCAGCAAGCTTTTTGGATGTCTGAAGACCGTAAGCCGTTACGACAAATTAAGCAGTTAGCAAAGCAATGCAAAGTGAGGCTTCCGGCAAGACTGAAAGTAAAGCTTGCTGCGAAAGTGGCTAATGACATGGGGATTTATTAAACCATGAGCATTGCAGATACCTGGTCAGATGATGCCTTTGTCCGCCTTATGCAGGACATGTTGAAACAGCAGAATGAGGATGCAGAAGATGCGCCTGACGATGACAGACAAAACAGAGATTAAGCAAATCATCGCGAGCTTTAACGACGATGATAATGCAGCGATTGATAAGCAGGTTGAAATGCTGTGCGCTAACATGCGTCCTGTGCTCAGCATGCTGGAATCACATAGGCCTGACGATTACACGAAAGAAGCCGTTGAGTGGCTTGGCGAAGACGACTGCAACTATCAGGAATTCGCTGGCGAGGTTATGTGGGACATATTCAGACCGCGCGTAGAGGTTGAGCATGCTATGGCTATCTTCCTGCGCCGTCATTCTTACGAGGATGCAGCATGAGCAATATCGTTGAGTTTGTTAAGCAGCAAGAGCCGCTATTCTGTGGCGCTCTAACTGAGCAGACAGTTACCTGGGCAAAGGAAAGCCAGTTCGCAATTCAGTACTTCCAGAAGAATGATTTCCTCGCCAAAACAGCATTATCGAACCCTACCAGCGCACAGAACGCGATCATCAACGTAGCGGCTATTGGAATCACGCTGAACCCTGCAAGCAAGCTAGCTTATCTGGTACCTCGCGACGGCATGGTGTGTCTCGATATCAGTTACATGGGATTACTGCATCTGGCGCAGTCTACAGGCTCAATTAAGTGGGGTCAGTGCAAGCTGGTGTACTCAGCTGACACCTATGAATCAAACGGCCTTGATAGCGCTCCTACGCACAAATACAACGCATTCGGTGAGCGTGGCGAGGTTGTTGGTGGTTACTGTACGGTTAAGACTGCTGATGGCGACTATCTGACGGAAGAGATGAGCCTGGCAGAAATTAAAACGGTAGAGGCTACCAGCAAGGCTAAAAACGGTCCATGGAAAACATTTTGGGAAGAGATGGCGCGTAAGACTATCGTCAAGCGTGCCAGCAAATACTGGCCTAAGGCTCAGCGTCTGGATAACGCGATTCACCTGCTCAATGAAGATGAAGGCATGCATCAGGAGCCGGTCATGCCTCATAAGTCAGAAGAAGATATCCGCGAGGATGAGCGCAAGCGCCAGCAGGAGATTATCGAGCACGTTCAAGTGCTATGCGATGAGATGGCGCAGGCTGAAACCATGGATGACCTTAAGCGTGTTTTCGCTGATGCTTACAAGCGCACTGCTGGAATGAAACTGCAAAAAAACGTCCAGGCAGTTTACATGGAGTGTAAAGAAAAAATGGAGATGCGACATGACAGCGTCTGAATTGTTTCGTTATGAAGATGGATTGCTTTTTTGGCGGATTAAGCCAGCACGATGGATGAGGGCTGGTGATAAGGCAGGGGGAAAAACAAAATCCGGCCATTGCATTGTAAGCATGAACGGAAAAAGAGAATACGTGCACAGGGTGGTATGGGAAATTCACCACGGAGAAATTCCAGAAGGGATGGTAATAGACCATATCAATGGAGACCCGAGCGATAACCGAATAGAAAACCTTAGGTGCGTCTCCCAGAAAATAAATCTTCTGAATAAGAGAAAACAGAAAAATAACACATCTGGCATTGCTGGGGTTGGGTTTCATAAGCAAAGAAGAAAATGGAGAGCCACATTCATGGATGAGTATTTGGGGTTGTTTGGTAGCTTTGTTGACGCCTGCGAGGCAAGGATAGTTGCTGAGGTTTCTTCTGGACTATCCACTGAGAGGAATGGCATATGAGCAAACTGTATGAGATTGCTAACGATTACGCGAAGCTTATGGATGCCGATTTTGAAGCCGACGAGATAGCCGGCACACTGGAAGGCATGGAAGGTGAGCTTACAGATAAAATTGAGCAACTGCTTGCTATTTGTAAGAACGAAACAGGATACGCAGAGCGCCTCAAGGAAGAGGCTAAGGCACTTAACGAGCGTGCGACAGTAATCAATAACAAGGTCGACAACATCATGGCCTACATTGCTACTTCAATGGAAATGATTGGCAAGAAAAAGATTCGTGCCGGCCTTCATCAGGTAACTGTTCGTGCTCCTGTAGAGTCTGTTGAAATCACTGATGAAGGCTCACTGCCTCATGAGTACGTTGAATACGTCACCACAGTCAAGGCAGACAAGCTAGCCATTAAACATCAACTTAAGGCTGGTAACGCAATACCCGGCGCATCTCTAAAACTCGGAAAGCCTACCCTTCTCATCAAATAACCAATGCGAAAACTAAACATCACTCCGGAAGAAATGACGGCGGTGTGCGGGCGCATGCCTGCATGTCGTGCAGCTGAAAGCTTAGGCCTCAATCTTCCCCAGTTTTACATGTTAGCAAGACGCTACTCACTTACCACCGCGCATACCTATCAGCACTGGTCACCTCAGGATGACGAACGGCTTATTTCTCTCGTTCGTTCAGGACTGATGCAAAGAGAGATATCAGAAATTATCGGCAGAAGCGCTGGCTCGGTAAGAAGTCGGGTAACGCTTCTGCGCAGACGAAAAAGAATATGAGGATTTGACTATGAAACTCAACATCGAAGTCGGCAGTAAATACATCATCACCGGCACCAAGTTTGACCTTGTTCTTAGCGAAAAGAAAACAGTAACAGATGAGAAGAGCAAGAACTTTGGCAGCGAAATCACCTCCCGCCTCGGATACTTCAGCACTTTCGACAAACTGGTTAAAGAGCTTTGCCACAAAGAGATTCTGGAATCCGAAGCTCAGTCACTGGCAGAGCTGAAAACTCACATCGACGACCTGTCTATCGAACTGACAGAAGGCGTCAATGACTTTCTGGAGCGTGCACAATGATCGGATTAACCTACGACCCGTTTATCCAGCCGCAAGAGCTCATCGCCGGCCATCGCTTCAAACCCATCAACGATATCCCACGCGAAGAAATGCTGAAGCGTAATAGCTTCCAGAGCGTGAACGAGAACAAATTCCTGACAGCGTGGTTAAACCAGAGGGCGAAGAAATGAATTCATTTGAGCTGGAATGCTATCTCCGTGGCAGGTGCTTACCCGGAGACATGAAGGTTAACGAAAACAATACCGAGTATCTGATTCGAAAATTTTCAGAACTCGAGCAGCGTCTCATCGAGTCAGAGCGCTACGGCCGCCAGACTGATATCACAATCGATAATCTGGAGATGCAACTTAATGCAGAGCGCGAAGCAAAGATGGCGCTGGCTGCAGAGAATGGGCAGATGCTGCGCCTTCTTACCGACATTAGCGAGAACCATGACGAATACGTTAACCAGGACGAGTACCTGTACGCAGGTGTGCCAATGGATTACGTATCCGAAATTAATTCCTATGTGTCACGTGATGTTGAAGCAGAAAACCCATTTAAGGAGACAGATGCTTTGCTGGCTGAAGTGCGGGCGCAGGGTGTGGAGATGGCAGTAGATGTCGTTAAACAGTGCTACGACAACATCTGCGCTGGAGGGCTGCAAGAAAACCGTGAATATGAAGAATCTATCGTACAGCCGCATCTTGACGGAATTGATGATGAGCTAAATGAAATTATCGCCCAGCTTCGCAAAGGAGTGCAGTCATGAGCAACATCGACAAACAGGCGCTTGTCATTCCGCAGCGCGAAAAGCATGACTGGAGCCAGGCGGTAATGCGCGACTGCGACTTTTGCCAGCAATGGGCTCTGGCTGTTTGGCACTCCGACGGCGGGGGCATATGCGCCAGTTGCTGCGATTCAGAATATACAACTGCACTTTCCAGCGCTCTTGTGGTGGCGCTGGATGAGCTGGAAGCCAAGGACGCGCAAATAGCCAGTCTTACCGCCGAACGCGATGCTCTTCGTGAAGGCGAGATGGGTGACGCGAAGCACAGTAATACCCGTGCTGCGGCCGATATCTATTTCCAGTTGGTCCAGGAGTGCGAAGTACCTGCTGGCGGATCACTGGTTGAGTATGTAAGCGAACTGCGTGAACGTGCCGCCATGTTTCATGGTGCCGATGGCAACTCTCCGGTGATTCCGGATGGTTGGGTGCCTTGCAGTGAGCGGATGCCTTCCGTAGGGGAGAAAGTGTTGGCATACCGTCCAGACGCACCGGAAAGTAACGACCCATTAATCAAGATGGCAAAGTACGTTGGCAAGTCAGCACACGGACACGGATTCGATTGCTACTGTAAACCTTCACACTGGATGCTACTGCCATCAGCACCGCAGCAGGAGGCGTGATGTACTACAAATATCACCTTAGCCGATGCGATGCCATGGAATGGCTTGCTGAGCACTATCCTGTATTTCCTGCGTCAATGCCTGATGTTCCGATGCGTATCGAATGGTGCAGCGAAAACCTGTTTAAGGGGTGGGCATTTATCATTCTGTTGGATGGCACTCTGGCATTCGCTGATTGCCTTTCGCCATGCATCCGCGCTGAAGATATGGAAGGTTTCAGGCTGCCGGAAATACAAATATGAACAACCCATTCGACGCATAACAAACCCGCACATCGCGGGTTTTTCTTTATCCGGAGTCACCATGCACGCCAATCCAGTTATCTGGCTCATAGTCGGAATTATGGCTCTGAGCGCTATCTCTTCACTCATTCACATGTCAGAGGGCTTGTTATGGCTAAATTTGCTGTGGGCGCGTTAGTGCAGCTTAAGTCTGGAGGTATCAGAGGGATGATTGAGAGCCAGCTTGAGCCGGATAGCGACCATCCGAAGTGCTGGGTGAAATGGGATGATGGCAACTACTCCGTGCATCACGAACACGAACTTCGCGCGGCTACTGCTGATGAGCCTCGCGTGTATAAGAAATTAGCGTAAGGAGATAATGATGGGACCCAACAAGGTTTTAGTAGATATGCAGGCGAGTAAAGATTTGGAATCCGCAAGGAACGCAGCAATTGACGCAGCCAGCAAGCCAGAATGGGATGGCGAGGGATTGCCTCCGGTGGGGTGTGAGTGCATGGTTCGCGGCGAGATTGGTGATGATGGTTGGTATGAGTGTAAGGTTATCGCGCATACGTTTTTTGATGGCTACAACTGCGCGGTTTTCCAGACTGAATCAACAGTGTCGTGTTCATCAGAGGGTAATTTCCGCCCCATCCGCTCAGAAGCAGATAAGGAGCGCGATGAGGCTGTAAAGGAGTTCGTACGTCAGCTTATTGAATGCGTTGACCTTCATGTAATGGATAAGGGGAGTATCGATATCGTGAGGGAGAAACTATATAGCATGCTACCAACGCTACCAGGCGTAACCGTAATCGACTAGACCGCCGCAATGGCGGTTTTTTATTGGAGATAGATGATGTCAGTCAGTGAAGAAGTCAAAATCGAAGGTGGCTGCGTTTATGAGTCACAGAATATTGATGGTGACAATTCAAAGTTCATCATTACTGCTATTGGGCTTGACCACGTTCTGTTTGCTGACTTTCCAATGATTAAATTCAACGGAAGTTATCTTGAGTATTGCGCAACAAGGAAGGAATTCCAGAAGCGATTCAAACTATCGGAGTAACCATGGAATCACACAGCCTCACACTCGATGAGGCCTGTGCATTTCAATCCCCTTCCCTGTTCGATTCCCAATCCGGAGATGAAACCTATGCGCGAACTTCGCGACGACTCACTTGTTGACTTAAAGTTCATGATGGAAGATTCTGGTATGGGTAAAACGTTCTTGTACGCAGAAATCAAACATGGACGCTTACCATCACCTCACAAATTCGGCCGCGCCTCTAAATGGGTTTACGCCGACTATCAGAACTGGAAACACAGTTACTTCTCACCACTTCAAAAAGCCTCATGATTATCCTTTGCGGGCATAATTGCGGGCACAATATTTTCCACATCTGTATTTCCTTATAACCCCCCTGCACTTAGACTCTTCATGTGATGTCTGCAGGGGACACCA